TCTAACTCAATGTACTTAATGAATGCGGAAACAGAGGTACTGTGGGAGCTTGAACCTACAGTATCTCCTACTCCTAGAGTAGACTACGATATTGTACATATTGACCCTTTAGGGTTAGCCACGTACTTTGATAGCCCGGTACAACCCGCTGACTACGTAGCACCTACTGCTACAGTACCTGGTTCAATTACCCATCGGGTTACCCCAGACAAAGAAGGCTTATGGAAAGTCTTACTGGTTACTGGTACTTCAACAGCGTATACCCTTCTCGATAAAGTTGAGATGTACGTTTTTGATAATCGTACTGTTGTTGATCCAATCAAAAATACTCCTTTAGGTGCAAACTCTGCAATTGAAGTAGCTGATGAAACTGGTGTTATTAGCTCTGCTGCTACAAAAATTATATTTACCGGTCGAGGTTTCACACTAACTGAAACTGCAGGCATAGTTACCTTATCCCTGCTCGACTTCCCAGTAGCGCCTTACCAAGACCCTCAAAGTCTGTTAGACGCTCTTGTAGGACAAATTGATACAACAGAGTTAACTAATGCGCTAACAAGCCGTATTGACCTGGTAGATGGCTCAGGTATCGGTTCAGTAGATTCACGCATTGCAGTTGTTGATGCTAGAGTAGATACACTCAACTCAACGATGACAAACCCTACTAACGGGTTAACCGCAAATGCAATTGCCATTAGTGCTACAAAAACAAAAGTAGATAGTATTGAAGGACAGATGATCGCTGAGTCAGGCTCTGTTCAACAATTTATGACAGATTCTGGGTATAGCCGAGCTACAGTAGATGTACAAGCAGCAAGCTTAAATGGACTATCTGCACAGTACACGGTGAAAGTAGACGTTGACGGTAATGTAGCAGGATACGGTATTGCTTCTACTCTACGAGGAGACACTCCATTCTCAGAGTTTAAAATAGTAGCAGATAAATTTACTATTGCACCAGTAGCAACAGATCCAAATACAGGTGGATCACCCTTTTATTACTTAACGGTAGATACACTAGTAGATGGGATATTGGTACCACAAGGTGCCTACATGAAATCTGCGTATATTGCAGATGCCACTATCACTAACCTTAAAATAGGAAATGTCATTGAAAGTGACGGTAATGGCTCATCTTGGAGAATTACTAAGTCCGGTTCTATTGAAGGCACCAGTATTCTTATTAAAGATGCTACAGGTGCCACTGTTATTGACGGTGGTGGTAATGGCACTATATATAACCAAATAGCTGACTTACAAAATCAGATAGACAAAAACATTGCTACTTGGTTTTTAAATGGTATACCTACACTATTTAACTCACCTTACACCTCTTGGGTAGATAATATTGAACGAGATGCTCATCTTGGTGATCTATACTACGATGGTATGACCCAGTATGCCTACCGATTTAAAAAAGTAGCGGCTGTCTATTCGTGGGAAGTTTTATCAGATTCTTCTGTAACAGCAGCTCTTGCAGCAGCTCAAGCAGCTCAAATAACAGCGGATAATAAGGTATTAACTTACTCTCAACCTACTTCTCCAGGTACACAAGCAAGCTCTAAAAGCGATGGTGATATATGGTTTAAAACAGATGCTAACAACAAGCTGTACCGGTATACGCATGGAGGAGCTGGTGATGGTTGGTTAGCCGTTAATGACGACTCTGCAGATTGGGCAAAAATATTTGACTCTGGTGCTACTAAACCGTCAGATAACGCAACACAGTCATACGAAGCAGACATTGCGACAAGATGGGGATTCAACCCACAATTTACAGACTGGACGGGTGCTTACCCTGCTGGTTGGGGAGCGTGGGCGCAGGCACCAGTTAAAGAAACATCTATAGTTAGAATTGGTACTAATGCAGTTAAATTTACCGTTGTTAATACCAATGCTGGTATGCTAAAGACTTACTACTTAACAGTACCAAGCGAAATTGACGATTACATAACTGGCAGTTTCGACTACTACTTATCAAGTTACACGAGTGGTGGGGCTGGTATGCTAGTTGATGTTGGTTATGTTACATCTTACCAACGACTTACTATTAATATTCCAAGCACAGCAACAGGTGGATGGATAACCGTTCCATTCACAGCACACGTACCAGTTGGTGAGAAAATAACCTATATACGAATTTTTATGATGGGTTCTTATCAGGGTATGGTAGGGGGTAATTTAACTGGTACAATTATATTTGATAGCATAGCATTGCAACTAAATCACAAGGTTACGGCAGCACAGGTTACAACTGGATTACAGGATGGTACAACTATCACTAAAGGAGGAATAGTGGTTAGTGGAGGTGGGTCAATACACTCAAATGGTAAAAATTCATTTGCCTCTACTACACCAGGATTTTTCTTAGGTTGGGATACTACAAATTCAGGTTATACCTTTGGTGTTGGTAATACAAGTAATTACTTACAGTGGAACGGTACAGGCTTAACTATATCTGGTAGTTTAACTGCTGGTGCAGGATCTGTAATTAGTGGTGCACACATCACTGATTTAACAGTTAGTACTTTAAAAATTGCAGATAATGCGGTAACACTACCTGTAACAGTGATAAATAATAACAGTCAATCTTTTCCAAATTTGCCGTATATAGGTTTTTCTAATACAAATACTGTAGAAGTATCACCTGAAACTTTAAACATTGCATCAGAAGGTAATCCAATATTAATTAACTTCTCAGCTTCCGTAATATTAAGATCAGGAATAGGTATAGTTGCGTATCTAAAAAGAACTAAAAATGGTGTAACAACAAATATAGGCGTATTGTTCAAATCAAAACCTACTACATATGGAAGTACTCTTACGGGTAGTTGTTCAGTATTAGGTTTTGTATCTGATACACCAGGTGTGGGTACAGTAACTTATACTCTTACATGTTTTTTAGAAGCAGGAAATGTGGCATTAACATATAGAACTTTAGTAATACAGGATATAACTATTTCTGCTTTAGAGGTAAAAAAATAATGAAATACACAGTGTATAATTTAAAAACTGGAGCTATAACTAAAATAGGTAATGCCCCAAAATCACAAATGTATTTACAAGCAGGAGAAAATGAAGGTATTATACTAAATCAATCTCATAATAGTAAAACACATAAAATAGACTTAAAAACTGGCTACTCCAGGTTAAAAGTATGATATGTATTTAGTTAGCACACAAACAAGCATTAATTGGGTACTGGGTAAAACAAATAACCCAGTAGTTATAGGAGATTTTTTTATAGCTACTGTTAAGCCAACAGGTGATTTTTCCTTAATAGCTGTAACCAATCTGTTACCACCAACACAAGAATCAGAAGGGCAAATTGATACACAAGTTACTCCAGATACTGAAGGCTTATGGGAAATAGCACTAGTCAAAGGGACAGAAACTTCTTACATACTTTTAAGCAAAGTATCCTTATTTGTATTTAGTGCTGATACTGAAGTCGTACCTCCAGGATTTAAATAATGTACTTAATTAATACAACTTTAACGGTTAACTGGGTACTCCTTACAGTAGGAAATCCCCCACTTCTAGCTGACTTAGATATTAAAATTGTTCCTCCAGACGGTACCTCTAGCTACTTAGAAAATAGCATACTAGCAGGTAACTACACTCCGTCTACAATAAGTACAAAAGGTGCTGTATCCTTTGACTTTATACCTAACCAGCTGGGTTTGTGGGAGATAAGTTTAACTGAAGGTACAAGTGCGTTAAACAGAAATTTCTATACACATAAAATTATAGTAAGTAAAAATGATACTTTAATAAAAAAATTCGTTAAAAGCTCACTCCTATAAGAGGTAATCATGGCTCAAATACAAATTACAGATTTAACTAATAAAGATATTGGAGTTCCCGGTACGGGTACTTTTGATTTAATGATGGAGAGTATTAATCTCCAGCTAAAAGACCAATATGATGCTGGCCGTATACCAGGAGATCTTTACGCTGATGTGTACCTGGGTGCTCTACAAGCTACACTACAAGAGTCAGTTAAGTTCTTACTGAGTAAGCAAGAAGCGGATAAAAAAGCTGACCTTGTGAATGCTCAGATAAACGAAGTAAGTGAACGGATTGACTTAGTAGTTGCTCAAACTGCTGAAGCTTATGAAAAAATTAAGTCTTCTCAAGACCGTACTATTCGAGAAAACACACTGAACAACAGCAATCTAGCCAAGTTAGTTGAAGAAACTGACTTACTAAAGTCAAAAGACATAGAAGAGATTGCAAGTACTGCTCGTCAAGATAGTGAGTCTAAGGCTAAAATACATAACTTAAATGCAGACTTATCTGTTAAGGCCCAACAAGAATTTAACTTGAAGGATAAAAATGGTGGAGCACTTTCAACTTACACCTACTACGTTGATGGAGTTAGTGGGATAACAACAACTACTACCAACTTAGGAGCTGTGAAAGGTTCCGTGATAGGTACTTCAGTAGCTGCAGGTGGAACGTCTTCAGTAACTGCGTTAGACAAGCAAATCCTAGGTGATAAGTCTAAGCTTATAACAGCACAGACTTTAGGATTCGCTAGTGACACTAAACAGAAATTGCTGAAGCAACTTCAAGACGGTTTTGCAGTAGTCCTGTCAGTAGCAGGAAAGGGTAACATTCCAGAAGCAAACCAAGACTTTGTGATTGATGCACTTGTACAAGAACTACTATCTGATGTAGGTAGTTCAATCCTTGTTCCGTCTGGGGATATCCTCCCACCTGCTGCTTAATGAATAAGCAACAACTACTAGCTAGAATCAATGAAATTATCCTTGAAAGTAACGGCACAGTTATTACGTTCAAGGATAACCTGGCGGATACTCACTTAGATAGCTTAAGCACAGTTTTACTGTTAACAGAACTAGATAACCAGTTCAGCTTGAGCAGAAAGGGTACAGCTTGGATTGACACTTTATACATACCTTCATTAACTATTAAAGATTTAATTGTAACGTGCTTAACGTAACTGACTTAGCTGGCCACTCTCACCTACTCGTTGAGTGCTTACCTTTAGATATTGATACTCATTTCAATTTAGTACGAGAGTATGTAGAAGAAGATACAGTAGATGAGTATAAAGCAAGAATGCTCCAAGCTATAAATGCTGGGTCTGCTTACAAGCTATCAGACGATAGTTGTTTCTTGTACTACAGAAACTACAAACCTTGCTGTGCAGAAGCTACTTCATTTTACGGTAAAGGTTCACCTCTAAAAATGATCGCTTTATTTGATGGTGTATTTAGCGTAATCGATACAGTGACATTTAAACTTGCTGTACAACCGCATGTAAATAGTAATATCGATGAGTACCTAAGTGTACTGACTGTTGATTCAATAAAAAAATATGTAACATCCAATAGGTATGTTGTAATACGGATCGATGCACTCAGAAAACGATTAAGCAGGTTACACAATGTGTAACCCTATAGAAAAACTTACTAATTTCGCTGCTGACGCAATAAATGCAGTATCTGATGCTATATCTGGAACAGTAGATGTAATTGTAGACGCAGTTGATGATTTTATAGATGTAGTTACTGAAAACCTTGCATTTGCTGTCTCTGGTGTTAATACAGTGGTTAATGTACTAGATAGCAGTGTTTCAACAGTCGTATCAGCAGTGAATAATGTAGGTAAAGTTGTTGTAGACAATGCGGTACAAGTTATTATCGAAGACATAGGAGGGGGACTTGTAAAATCAACAATTAGCGTTATAGACTTCACACGAGACATTACGGTGGTAGTACTTGATAATGGCTATAAATACTTAATTGAAAACCAAATTAAGGTTATTGCTGTACTAGTAGATGGTATATACGTTATTACAGTAGATACGATAGAGTTTGTCGTTGAAGTTCAAGTGGGTATTATTGAAACTGTGATAGATGTGTACATCGAAGTGTGGCAAGAAATAGTTGTACCTATTCTTGAAGAAATATTTGCATGGTTTGGTATTGTAGACGAAACTGTACTCTTTGTTGATCGAACATCAGTTCCTCTATTTGGTACAAATACTTTAGACGTAGTGCAACAAGCACGTACTCAAGCAGCGCTGTCCATGCTAGCTACTGGAGAGTCTTACTTCATCAGCTACACAAGACAAGCCAGTGTTGCTAAGGGACAAATGAAAGGCTACTACCGGTACGCTGAAAATGGTCATTACATAAATGCCTTACCTGAACTTACTGTTAAAAGTACTATCATAAACACAGCAGCAATCGATACTGCTTTACCTTTACACTTAGGCTTTATTGCAAACAGACTAAGTGCAGTTGCTACATTTCCTCGTGATGAGATATTCTTTAAAAATAAGTTACAGCTGTACCCGTATAAGTATAAACCTTGGAGTAACTCATTAACCTTTAAAGATCCCAACGGAGTTCTACGAAGTGACTATACTTTTTCTAGTTTAGTATTCAACGCTTTCACTAAAAAATATATCATCACAGTACAGCGTATTGTTCAACAAGCTATATTTTGGATAGAAGGTGTAACGCATGTTGTTGAAGGCCAAACAGCTAGTTTCACGGTAAAGAGTAACCGAGTAGTACCTCCCGGCAAGTCTGTCACAATCAACTTATCCTATAGTGGTACAGCTACTGGGTACACCCCGGTAACTTCTGCTGTTATGTTGGCCGGTACTCAACAGGTAGTAGTACCTATCACAGTACTCAATGATGTTGTAGCTAACGGTAACCGATCACTAATCGTTACAGTAGATAGCATTACTAACACTGGAGTTGCTTTCGAAGATGTTGCTGTAGGCGTACAGAATCAAGCTGTAACAACAATTACGGATAATGAAGGTGTTATCCTTACTATGAACTCTATCGTAGCTACTGAACTGTCAGGAGTGGCTACAATTCCTGTAAAACTTGAGAATGCTAGCGCAGGAGCTTTTACAGTAGACTATGCGTTTACAGATGTTGAAGCTATTGCCGGTATTGACTACGTGGCTACACCCGGTACTTTAAACTTTGCAGGAACTGCTGGGGAGATACAGAACGTAATAGTACCTATACTACCGGATAGTGCAGACGATAACGAAACCTTTATTTTGCGCTTTACGTCTACAAGCGATGTGACAGTTGATATTACACAGCAATGTATTGTTACAATCACTGACGGTACAGCTGTAGATCCTGCACCAGGTACTTCAGTAGTTACTGGCACCATTACAGAGAACCCTTACACCAAACAACGTACAATGGTAATTACTTACCATAACTCAAGTAAGCCTTCGTCTGAATGGTTCTATTGGCTGTACAAATTTGGAGATAAAACATACCCAGATATCACAAGTGAAAAAGACACCTTAACAAATTTAGAAATGTTACCGGTGGCAATACTACGTAAGAATAAAACATTTATTAATAAAGACAAGACAACTGAGGAGTATCTAACAACAAAAGCACTACTTAATAAGATAGGTTTAAGCCTTGATGACTTAATTGATAACATAAAAACTAATGATGGCAGTACCGGTGGAACAGGAATCGCTAATTTAGATGACGCTTTTATTAACTTTTCTGCAAGTCCATCTACTCTTAATTGGCTTATCTCAAAAATACTATACTTGAGTTTTTATGAGCTTATTGTCGTTAATAACGTACAATCCACCAGCAACGAATACAGCATAACTTTTGAAGAGCAGGACATTCAAAATGCAACTGTTTGGACTAATCATACATTTACACCAAGCCTTACTGGGTTGCTGCCTAATGGTAAGGATTATTATCATTCTATATCCGGTAACGACTTAACTATACTGTCTAAAACAGCAACGAATATTTACGATAAGATTGTAGTTCAAGGTCTTAATGGCATGACTTCTATCAAGTATGCAGGGCATAGTCAGATAGCAGTAAGCACTTTATCTGATAAGAACTTTACAGTACCTATTTCGCACTACACCCTAAATCAGTTAACTGTTCAAGATCAGATGGAAGTGTACCAACATATCTTACGGATGGATTTATACTCAGCACAGCTTGTCCATATAGCTTGGTACGAAACTTCCACATTTACTGACCTATTACAGTTTACCTTAATAATAATTACAGTAGTTGTTGCAATTGTTACAGCACCTACTGGCGGTCTTGGTAGTCTTGCTTTTGAGACTCTAAAACAAGTCTTAATCAATATAGCAATTACAGAAATGGTTGTTTACATAGCTGATAAAACAGGTAATGCTGAGTTAGCTGCAGTGGTAGGCGTTATAACTGCAATAGTTTTAAGCCAAGGTGCACCAATAAGCTTTGACCTTACTTCATCTGAAGGACTACTTAACGCATCAACAAACTTTGCTGATAACCTTACAGCTGCTCATGGAGTAGTCAATCAACAACTAGGTGAAGACATAGCTGCAGTGAACACTGAATTTGAAGCTAGAATGAAAGATATTGAAGATGTAAATAACAAGTTAAATAGCCAAGAAATTACTACTGAGTTCATTGTAGCCTTAAATAGTGCTGATACATCAATCTACCCAGCAGTAGAAGCACAGTATAACTTTGACCTTATCTATAACTATGATAGGCTTGTTGCAAACTACCACAACATTAATTTACAAACAGGAGTGATTTAACATGACTGACCTTGCTACTACCGGTGGACGTGACCCTTTAGGCAATCCCCAGCCTGCTGTAGATTTCAATGGTATGCCCATCTTCAACCCTTCATCTTTAAGTTTGGCTAGAATTAAACCTATTGCCGGTGATAGATCATTTTTAGATTCTACGCAGCTTACAATACCAGATATTACATTCAATGGTGGAGTAAACCCCAATTCGGCAATAGGTAGTGTTGATTCACTCGGTATAGGTAGTGTTGATTCACTCAGTCTAGGAGGCGGAGGGACAGGTAATTTTGACTTTAAAAACGCATTAGGTAATTTTAGTAGTGCTGCTCAGGGTGCACTCGGTTTAGCTGGAGCGTACTCCGCAATCCAACAAAGTAAGTATATGAGAAGACAAAACAATCTTATGGAAAAACAATTAGCCTTACAGACTGGTTTTGCTAATCGTAATCTGGCCAATAGCGCAGTAGTGACAAATAATAGTCTAGCTAATCAGGCAAACATTGCTTCTCAACTCACTACTGGAGCTGACCTAGGTACTGCTCAACAAATTGCTGCTGAGAAGAACTTAACTAGAACTGTCGATGGTTCTCCTATTGGAGCATAAGTGATGCCTGTAATTAATTACCAACCTACTAACTTTCAGCCAATAAGGTTCACTCCAGCTCCATCTACGGGTTTAGCTATTGCTTCTAGTGCTTTTAAAAGTATTAATGATACTTTGACTAAAGAAAATGCTGCTAAGTCTTTAGCACAATACCAAGCGGATACTCTGCAGTTAGCCCAAGATAAGCAAAACTTTGCTGAAGCAGCCCCTCAACGGTTATTAGATGCTGCTGCCGTTGAACGTAAACGTACAAATAAGCAAGGACAAATTTTTAGTGATATTGTTGCAAACAGTGGGGGTGAACGTAAATCAGCCTTTCTTGAACACAATATTGGAGCTATTGCAAACAGCCCCGGCGGTATTGAAATAATGAAGCAAGCCGGTCTTAGTGACGGTGTAGGCCCATTACCTGAAGGTACCGCAAATCCTTTATTCGATGCGTTTGATACCTTTGCTTCTCAAAATAAGCGTAGTTTATCTGACCCAAGACTTTTCGCTGAAGAAGTAAGTCGTAAAGCTTTAGACGCAGTAGACGCTAATGGCAATCCTATATTTAGTGCGAATGACGTAACAACTAAAACGGATGCTGCGTCTAAATCGTTATTCACTACTCTTGACCCTGCAATCGCTAAATCTTTAATTCAAAAACAAGGTTCTGGTAATGTCTATATAGGTTCCGATGGAATAACACGCTCAACTGGTGGAGGTGGTACTGGAACACAACGGTTACTCAGTCAACCCCTTGATGCTGCAGACAGTAGAGCTTCTTTTGATAACTTTTTTGCTTTAAACAGCATCAATAAAACGTCCTCTAATAGCCAATTGCCAGAATTCGTGGGTGGTGGTCGTATACTGGACCCTGGTGAGGTAGACATTAATCAGGAAGACGTTGTTAAGTTTGCCGCACAGATGGCACAAAGCTCTAAGGGTTCTCCCGGTGTACAGCAACAGTACGCTCTAGCTGCGTTACAAACCCAACTGAACAACGGTACAATACCAAAACGTATTGATAAGCTAAGTAGCAAGGATTTAGACGAGTTTAAGGTTATAGCGAGAGATTTACAATTCACTCAAGAAAGAACCTTTACTACTAGAGGTGGAGCAGGTAATAGTGGTCAAATTTTTGCTAATAACAGTAACGTACTCAATCGTTTAAAGCCTGACCAGTTTAACAACAACCAGCTACTAGCTGATTTTATTAGTGGGTTACCCAAAGGAAGCTCTGCTGTACCACCACCACCACCACCTGTTCCTGTACCACCACCTGCAGGAGCATCCCGTAAGCCTAATCCACAAGGTGCTCCTGGAGCTACTGCAGACACAGGTAGTACTAAAGCACAACCTGATGGGCTAATAGCACCTATCCTAGATGCTGGTAATAGTACCCCTACTACAATATTATCCAATAACGCTGTAAACCTAAACGACCCATTAAGTAAAGGTTTCGGTTTGCTAGATCCTAATAACCCTAATATTGATAGACCGGCTATGAATAACAGCCTAAGAAAACTTCGAACTTTAGGTACCGGTAAATCAATATTTAACGATATAAGCGTACAAGAACTAAAAATGGTTTTAGACCACCCTGGTGCTTCATCGGCAGAAGTGGCCAAGGCAGAAAAGTTACTAAAACAAAAAGTGCGTGCAGGACAAACTCCTAGAGGGTTTAGAGGTTAACTTTTACTATGCCTAACTTGATATTCCAGAATACCAGTGGACCTTATGCACCTCTGCCTTCTCTTGCACAGCAGAAATCGGCTAGTTTAGCCAGTGCGTACTCTGAGAAGAAACTTCGTCAAGAACCTCCTCCAGTACAGGTTGGCCCAACTCCCGAACAAGTAGCTGCTGCCAATTTAAGCTTGGCTGCACCTGCCGGTGATTCCTTGGCTAATTTTGCTGGTTCAGGGTTACTACAAGGGTTTGGTAGAGCATCTGACTACATTGCACAAAAAAGTAATGATACCTTCGGCACTAGCTTTAACACAACTGAACAGGATGGTTTCTCAAACCCTACAGTAGCTAATGAGGCAGCCGGGTTATCTCAAGAAGCAGTTAACCAGTTTGGAGCTGACCAACAACAGTTCTTTAACAGTGTTGCTGATAGCCACTATGGAGATGCCTTTAAACAAGGTTTAGCTCTTGCTCCTAGAGTTGCAGCAAGTAGTTCAGTGTCCTTAGTCGAATTAGGAGTAGGTGCTGCTCTAACACCTTTACTGGGAGCTGGAGCAGGATTACTAGCCAAGAAAGCTAAAGATATAGGTAATACTGTTGCATCAGTTAAAAAAGCATTTGACGCATCTCAAAAACTTAGAAATGCTAAGAAGGAGGCGGAAAAACTTAAAAAGGTTACTAGGCTGAGTAAAGCTTCTAGATCTGTAAAAGATTTTGCTAAAAATTTACCTAAAGTTGCAAGTCAGACCAGTATCCTGAATATGGATATGGTTCAGCAGCAGATTAATGACTATCGTGCTCAAAACAATGGAGAATACCCATCAGCTCAACGTGAAGCTGTAATGGGACTTACCTCATTCGCAACTAATATGTTTGAACCTTTAATGGTTGCAAACCTACTGGTACCTAATTTCAAAAAAGAAATTGTTAAAGAAGGTGTAAACCTAATTAAAAACTTAGGTGATGGTTCTGCTTTATTTAATATTGTTAAACGAGCAGGAGAAGGTATTCTTAAACTATCTGCAGCCGGAGCAGCGGAAGCAGGACAAGAATATGTACAAGCTTGGCAACAAATGCTTGTATCCTCTATCACACCAGAAGAAACTAATAACCTAATGGCTGTGCTGACTGAAAAGTTAAGTAATCAAGCAAACCGGGATAGCGCTTTAGGCCAAGGTATTTTAGGTGGTTTTGCCGGTGGAGCAACTAAAGGTGCTATCTCAGCTCCAGCAATTGCTGCAGGTACTGCTGTTGATTTAGCTAAAGCAACGGCTAAAGGTACAACTAAAACTGCTGTGGGTGCTACTAAGATTGCAGCTAATATAGTCAAGGACCAGAGTAATAAAGCAGCCCTTAAAATCCTCAACCCAGAAGAACGAGCTAGACTGCGTTCAACTTATGAGTCAGAAAAAGAAGTTAATGACCAAATAGTAGCTAAATTTGATGATAAGGTAAAAACGGTACGAGAGGCTAAATCTTTTGATGAGCTTTTAGCAAATAAAGAGATAGCTAAGGACATTGAAGCTGCTAGACAGAGTGAGAACTTTAGTCAGGAACAAGCTCAAGATCCTAAGAACTTTAAGAAAATACAAAATAATTTACAGAAAAAGTATAAAGCAGACATTGTGGTTATTACCGGTAAACTTGAAGCTTCTCGTCTTGGACGATTAGGTAAGAAGCTGGTTGAAAAGGGTAAAGATGCTATCGTTGATACCGCTACAAAAATAGCGGATTCAGTACCTGATGAGACAGTACGTAAAGCAATTGTCGCTACACTTACCGCACAAAAAGTCGCTAAAGAAACTATTACGGCTGTTAAAGACATTCAATCAAGTGCGGCTTTAGGTGTAGTTGAACTAGCTCTACGTGAAGGCACCAAAGCATCAAAAGAAATTACAGACCGAGTTAAAAACCTTGAGATCTCTGATGCAACTAGAGCTGTTGCAGCAATAAAAGAAAAGTATCCAGACCTAGGTAGGCACTTAGAGAGAGCTGTTGAGCATAAAAACAAAGTTTTAAGAGGACTGGAACAGCGTAATGACAACCTTATTACAGAAGAAACCCTACCTCCTGTAGTTAAAGATGTAGTTGCACGAGGAAATGTTAAGGAAAAAAATGGAGCCTATGTTGCACAGATTATTAACAAAGTACTAGCGGGTAAGATTGGAGATAAGGCTACCTTAGCTACTGTTAGACAAGCACTGGAAGTGTACAAAAGTTCTGATGCGTTTAAAGCTCAAGGTAAAGGCACCTTAAACGCTGGGGACATTAGCCTATTCGAAAAACGTCTTGTTACTGCAGAGAAGAGGCTTAACAGAGAAGTCACAGGCGAGAATATTATTAATGCAGTAGAAGCAGTCACTGAAAGCGTAGACTCTGCAGTAAGCACTGCAGCAGATAAGGTTAAAGCTGTAAAAGAAGCAGCTCAACCTATAATCGATAAGGGAGTTAAAGTTGCTGAAGATTTAGCTGATCATATAGACAAGAAAATTGATGAGTTCGGTAACAAGAAAAAAGTAATAGCTGAAGATAAGTACAAAGAGTTAGTGGGCAAAGTTATATCACTTACAGGTAAAGGAAAACCGGGTACTGATGAAGCAATTCGATCTTTACCAGGTTTTATGAACTTACTCACTAGCCTTGGGTATAAGACTGAAGATGATTTCAAAGACTTAGTTGACCAATTCCCAGGTTTAGCTGAAAATGAAGAATTCTTTAATGCGTTACAGGAACAATTTGTTACTGACGTACTGATGGAAGATAGCGTACTTGAAAAAACTACTCCAGTTGAAGCAGTAGACCCTAGTACACTATCAAAACTTAAAGACCAATTAGATAAAAGGTGCAAGCTCTAATGTCACTATGTAAAATTGCAAGTACAATATTTGAAAAGTATATCCACGCTATTAATAAAAAAGCTGCTATCGATATTCTCAAAGATAAGCCTCTTAGGTATAACGTCTGGAATACCACAAGCCAGCATGTGAGAGACTTATTTAAGACAGGTACTAAAAAATTACCTAAAGATAAGTCTACTTCAGCTGCGTTACTTACAAAAATTGATAATGCTCTTAAACGAATTGACAGCACTGAAACCACTGCTAAAGACTTTTTTAAGAAGATAGTAGGTACCGACAAAGAACCTAATGAAGATAACATTTCAATGGCTATTGCTCTCCATGAAATTATAGAATCAGTTAAGGGTGAATCAGATAAAGCACGTAATCTCAGCCTTGATATAAACGCTATTAAAGCCGGTAAGCATTTGCCTGCTTTACCTCTATCACGTATCGCTGCGAGTATTGGTAGAAAAATTCTATTCCAGGAAGGCTTTCGATACACAAGCAAAACTAAAACAAATAAGGATTCAGTAGCTGTTGAAACACTCTACTACGAACGTGGTATTGCCGCTATTAAGCTACTAGAAGCAGCTAAATACATAAAAACGCATGAAGATGTCCCAACGATTAAAGACTACCTTTTCGAGTCTGAAGTAAAAAGAACTAAACAAAGCTTAAATGACACTACAACTACAGCGCTATCTTTAAGTCTAAATGAAGACACACTAGGGATTAAAGAAGAACGAGAAATTAATTACTTCATTAATCGTACTGAGTCAGAACTAATTGATACACGGCTAGGTGTTATCACCGACGCTTTACGTGCAATTAACCACATTGTTCAACCATCCACTATCGTTGTTCCAGATATTAAAGCTACGAAGTCAGTAAAAGACTTAGCAGAGAGAGATGACCAGAACTTAAATGTTGATCCGGTAATAGAAAAAGTACGTAAAAAAGCCTATGACAACCCGTTGTTCATTCATCAGGTATTGCATGGTTTTATATCTTTGCTTAATAAAGAGCACTTGAAGAAAGGACTATCGGGTTCAAAGATAATACGAAACAGATTTGGTCGTAACTACGATATGGTAAATGGACTGTTCGGAATTAAGCGTGCAGATAACTACTCAATCGATAGAAAAGCAAGTGTTGATGGTCAGAACCGTTCAAAGACTACACCTATTGACGACATTGTAGAGAATTTCAGTGTGTTAACTGGAGAAGATGGTAGTCGTAGTCCCTTACATCTAGCGATGAAGCAAGGTCGTAACATACGTCTATACTACGATAACTCAGTATTAAATCCTCATGCGTCAAAGCATAGCCGTTACACACTAACCCCAGGAGCGTATACAGTAGATGTAGGCTCCGCTGACTTAGATTACCTTGTGTATGGAATATTCACAGCTTTAGGCAATAAAGACCTAACGTATAACGATTTCGTAGATGGTACAAATAAAGGTTTAGAGAAAGCTTTAACGGCATTTACTAAGTTTGAAAACACTACAAAAGATACCGAGGGGAATTTACAGTATGCACTTGGGTATTTAAGTGACATGGCTAGAGTATTTCCAGGAGTTGACTACGTTACTCTGTTAACTACCTTAAAAGGTATTCAAGATATTCGTAACCCCGTGGACGGTAAAGTTACTACAGAATTTACAGTAGCTACTGATGCTACAGCTTCAGGCGGTACTATCACTTTCATGTTAGCTCTTGGTACACAGGCTAGAATTAAGGCATTTATGCAACGTCTGGGCGTACTTAAAAAGGATGACGGTACTATAGACATCAATAGTGATAATACTGATGTATATACAATTATGCTGGAAGCTATTAAGGACTTTGCAGATGGTGCAAGTATTGATGGACTTATTAATCAAGATACCAGCAGTGAAGTAGACAGTGTTAGAGGTATGCTGGAAGCTACTTTAAATCTACTGTTTGATAAGGGCAATGACGTACGTGACTTATCAAAACAACCCACTACAGTTTTTATCTATGGGCAAGAACGTGAGAGTGCTAGGAAAACAATGGCTAATGATTTAGCTGTGCGTATTATCGATAATTTAGACAGTACTGACATTAGAAAGTACTTAGTGAGGTTATTTAATGACGAATCATTTTTAACTGTCAGTAGTGAAGAGTTGTACGCAAGAGCTGGATTTTTCAAAGAAATAACACAAAAGTTAAATGAACCCGGCAAAGAAATACCCGATACTTTGTTTGACATAATGAATCAACGTATTAACAACGAGTTCCTAGAACACTTTAAAGATAGGGGTAAACAAGCATTTGAGTTTGTAAAAAATTTACCGGGTAATAAACCTTTTAAGATTTTGCATGTGTCTGCAATGATGGCCGGTAAAGAAAATATTAAAGATGACATTGATAAGTATGGTCAGCCTATCACTAAAGTTTATGAGGTATCTCATAAGCTACCGGGTACTGCACACACAGTCTTAACTAGAAAGCAAAGACCTGCTGCTTCAGTGGCTAACGTGTCTACTATACATGGCATTGATGCTGCACAGCTATACCATGCTGCCCTAAAGGTAATGAAAGACAGGGGTATGGTTTTTGTACATGATGAAGCTAGAGGTACGGTTCAAGATGTACGAGCATTTGAAATAGCTTACCGGGAAATTACTCTTGAGATAATGAAGACTTATGATATTCATGAGCAAATTATGCTGTCTGTTGCAGTATCTGATCCATCAGTTGCTAAAACTTCTGAGTACAAAACGCTATTAAGTGAAATTCAAGCAGACAAAGCTGAACGAGTAAAAATTCTTGAAGAATCTTTCAACGAAAACACAAGTGCGTTTATTGGTGATGGAGATGCGTTTAAGGAGTACGCTAAAAATAAAACTACACCTCAATCCAGTACAGCACAAAATAGCACTACAAAGACTAAAGTTGATACTAAAGTTGATACTAAAGCTAAAAAGGCTACACAGCCCAGTATCGCTGAGGTTGTTGATCGTATTGATGAGATAGCTAAAGACTCACCTATTGTGAGTAAGTTTTTAGACTCAAATGAGATTACAGTAAACCCCGATGACACAGACGGTGATAGCTACAGTAATATCACTGATGAAGTTACTGTTACTGGCCAAGACTTTAGAAATAAAGATAAAGGTATTGATTTTAGTACACCCGAAGGAAAAGCAGCTCAAACAGAGCTTCTTGAACACGAAATTATTCACGCTTACACAGTGCCTATGATTGAAATGGGATTGCGTGACGAGCTAAACCCAGTAGACCAAAAGAATATGGACTACATAGTTAAAGCTCTACAGCACCTAAGTAGACTTAAAGACTCGAATCAGCTTAAAAACTTATCAGAGAAAGCACAAGCTCGTGTGGAGTACGTTCTTGCTACAGATAGCGCAGTACATGCGTTACAAGAGTTTATTAGCATCATGGGAGCTGAGACTGACGTAGCTAACGAATTATACAAAGCATTAACAGGTAAGTTCCCTGAAAAGACTTTGAAGGAACGTCTTACTGCTGTGCTAAAAAGTGTAAAAGCTTTAATTCTAAAAATAACAGATAAAGATTTAGAAGGCTTAGGTGGAGTTGAAGCGGATAAGCTACAGCATGCACTAGTGAGTGTAATTGCTTCTGGTGCTAGTATGAGAGAAGCTAAAGCTGACGAATTCATGAAGTACACAAAGTTACCTCAAGGAGATACAGCATTTGCTGCAAAAACACAAAGAGAGAAAAACCACCAAGGTAATTTAGACTATTTGAACCACGCTGTTGCCTCAATGCTTAGTGAAAAAATTGAAAGTAACGGTAAAGTTCTAATAGGTTCACTGCACAATGGTTTAAAGGCTACGTCACCTCTGTACAGTGACGTTGCAGATAAACTTGCAGGTATTTACGATGACTCTGGTAATTTACAAGAGCTGTTACACGCCATCACGGGTAATAATGTAGATAAGGTAAAAAAAGCAGAAATACTTGCAAAATTCTTTTCTGTTATGCAGTCACAAACAGCAGTACGAAATGACCAAGCAGGTAAATTTCACAAGTTACTTGCCCCACTGTCTAAGGAAAAAAGAGCAAAAATTGGAAGATTTGTAAACGAGACACCTTTACATGATTATTTTGTTTTAGCTAGAAGCTTTAAAACTGAAAAAGCAATAGCTGCTGAAGTAGATAGACTAGAAAAAGGTATGAGGAACAACCCTAGCGCTTTACGTGATGTGGAGGGTTTAGTTAATTGGAACGTACACAACAAGGAAGGAGGTAGAATTTATAACCTTGAGCAAAGCTATCCTATGACGAATGAATCTGACTTCGGTAGAGATGTGCGTAAACTATTAGTGCTCAAGTCAATTCAAGCAATCGGAGCTAAAGATTTTGTAGACTTTTTAGGTCATACAGATTTAGTTAATTTGATAAGAGATACAACAGTAGCTAATCGCCTTAGCCTTATTGAAAATGAGGGCTTACACAAAATGAATGATAGCTTAGTACCTGAAAGGTATAAAGAACCTATCGTCATTGAAGCATTTGAAATGCACGAGTTAAGTCGTTATGAGAATGGTGAAAATTTAGGATGGAAGATATTAGAAAAACCAACAAAAACTAGATTAGGTATTGTGTACAAAGAAATTATAGATTCTTCTGAAATACCTGGAGCGTATACTGATACGAAATTAAGCACTACTGATATAGAAGTGTTTGGTGGTAAAACAAAGTATAAAGGTGTTGTACAAACACGAGATGGCCATAAGCTGCGTTTGACAAAGAAACAAAAAATAGCGATGGGTCTATTGGAAGATTTCAGCCAAGGACTTGTGCGAGGTGTTGCTCACAATATGGCTATACAGGAATCACAAATAATTCGTGATAGGATGCTAGAAGAAGCGAGAATGGTACTTGGAAAAGATTTTAGTAAGTTAAGTGATATTATTGAATCTGATAATGTAGATAACCCTTGGTTCATTAAAATGCCAGAAGGTAAGACTATATCAGACTTAAACCCGAATGACCCTAAGATCACTGAAGCAGAAAGAAAACAGTACAAGCTGATACGAGCACACTATAAACCTGTAGGTAGCAGAGCTTCTGATGTTAAAGGTTTTAACGAAGGAGTAGACCTTGTGCGTAAAGACATTGCGTATTGGTTAATAGGTGGAAAAGCAAGTTCACTGTTCCAAAATCCTAAGTACAAGTGGATTGCAAGAATCACTAAAGACCTAATCTCAGGTTCTAAACTTGGTATGGTTATTTTAAACCCTGTAAAAATTACTAAAGACAATGTTTCAAATCTATCGTATTTGAGTGTTATGGGAGTACCCCCAACCTTTATAGCTAAAAATTATAAAGAGATAGCAGACTCCTTTACAGAGTACTCTAATTTAGAGAGTCAAATCATTCAGCTAAAAGTACAATTAGTCGCTAGACCTAACAGTGATAAAATTAAGAAAAAGATTAACGCTTTACGTAAACGTGTTGCAAAAAATCCTTTAGGTACACTTGGTGAAAAAGGATTTCTTAACTCATTAGGCTCAGATTTAGTATCTAAAAATGCGGATACCTTATCAGGCTTTCAAGCAGACATACATACAGCTCTTGAATACCTACTAAAAACTAAAGAGGGTAAGAAAAACTACGTATCTCACTTTATACTTGAACTGCAGAAACTAGGCTTTAAAGGTGAAGACTTCTTAACGTACATAGGTAACCTTGCAAAGATGGCAGGAGAAGCTGGTGAGGGAGCACAGAACCAGCTGGACCAGGTAGCTGAACGACTTAAAGAGATTAGAACTGAAGAGGATATTGTAAACTACGTGTCTCAGTACACCACAAGCCCTTCCAGTGAAGCTGTACGCCTTGGAGCTTCTATGACAGACCTTACTGATGTAATGGCTAAAGAAACCTTGTACCGTCATTTAATTGAGAACGAGGGTATGACTGAAGAAGCTGCTAAGATTAAGGTACTCGACTCATTCCCTGACTATAAAGAAAACATGCCTTTAGCAGTTAAACAGTTAAGTGATTTTGGTATCATTATGTTTCCTTCTTTCTGGTTAAGAATTCAGAAAGTAATTTACCGGATGGCGAGAGATAAGCCAATTAACTTAGCTACGGAACTAATGCTAGAAGAAGCAGTAGATAGTAATATTGAAACTATTGTTAGCTCAGTCATTATTAATAAGTGGAATGCTTATGGTGGTATATTTCATACATTTTGGGAATCTATAGGTCTTGGTAGTGTTGCACCTATACACATATTTGGTTAAATGAGGGCATTCCACCCTCAAGCCAGGTTTGGGCCTCCGAAGACAGCCAAATGTTTGTAGGATTACTCCTATATTTTTCCACTGGACGATGCTATATAGGATTTACCACAAGGGAATCGTTACAGTATGTAATTTCCGATCCTACATAACCAAAGGCTTCTCACCCATTTGGACGTTACTAGCTATATTATAGTCCCGACCGTATACGTCTAAGCTTAGGGGACTCATGCTGAATCAATCAGGAAAATCTTGCTCTTCAAATAAATCGTGCCAGTTAAAGAATAGCCAGGATACACCAAAGGCTAATGCAACTACTGTAAGTACGATTAAGATGTAAGCAAAATAAAAAGAAGCGATTAACACACCACCGATTAAGATGGTGGTTAATACTGATTTAATGAATGCTGTCACAACTACTCAGCGTCATCTTCTTTCTTTTTCTTACCGAATGGACGCCTTCTACCGAAAGCAGGAGCCTTTTCAGACCCACCTTCAGATGGAGCATCACCAGCGGTACCTTTCGGACGCTTCGCTTTAATCCAGGCATCAATCTGCTCTGGAGTAGTGTCGTCTTTGAAAGTAATATTATCAACATATTTCTGATCGGCTTCAAAACCTTTACCGAAATCAGATTCGTTAACAATTTCTTCTGCTGTCGCATTATCATCAGCACGGTAGAAAGCTTTAATAACTTTCTTCTCGGTGATATTGCCATTATATGCACCGTATTCCATTTGAATACGAATTTTAACATCAATATCAGCTAAGTCTTCAAGAACAGCAGCATCCTGCATTGCTTCTTTTTTACCCATAGGTAATTCAGCTTCAACTGGATCAGCTACGTCATCAAGACCAGCGATAATCATAAGTTGATTAAACACCTTAGCACCGATTTTGTTTGCGCTACCATCATTGTTACTTACACGAAGATTTCCGTAAAGTACTTGTTTCTGGCCAGAGTGGTCAACGAACAAGTCTACTGACTCAGAACCACCATTTGACACACTAACGAAAGGTGCAATAATGTTGACAGGATAAACACCAGATTTATTTATGTAGTTACCACCTGATTGTTTTACGTCTTCGGCTTTACGCGAGGTTTTGGCAAATGCCATAGTTTTTTCTTCCCGGACACTCAGTGTCCTGTTTATGAAAACTTAAATACAACATGTACCTAAGTTTGATTTACAGTAGATTTACTTACTGTGAATATGATGTTTTGTACACCTTCTCATGTGTATGTGTTACGTTCCTGGCTCGTCAGCTTGAGTGGTCAGCGATTTAGGACAGGGTACAAAACGTAGTATGATGTTTTACTTTTGAACTGCACGTTATTTCAGAGGCATATCTGCTTGAGTGATCAGACCTTGAGTTAAAAAGTAAAACGTAATTTGGGCCAGTCTTTCCTAGCAGTCATCGGAGTGCAAATTTCCGAAGGAGCAGCACTACATTATAAACTCCATTTTTCAGCTTTACCTTGTTTAGCTTGTAGAAGCTCAAGATGTTTCTGGAGATTAAACTCTTCAATTTTCATCGTATTAGGCAAGTCAGCCATTGTTGTTCTTGAACACATTTTTGAATTACGAAAATGGATAACACGATTTTTACTTTTTAGCTCAACAAAAATAGCTTCATCAACTTCAGAAAGTATTCCACCTTTCTTACCATAACTACCGCCAGCATTTACAAGAGCGTATCCAGAGGTGTCTTCACTATATAAGGCGTGAGAGGTTAAAATAGTATTAAAATCAGGTGCCATTTCACGTTCAATGAAATCTACAACTTTTTTAATTTCAGTGTTAACTTTGCCGTAAGGGAAAGACTTAACTTGTTCAAGTACATAACCTTCAATATCTAACAACACTTTTGAAATAGAATCAAGTGCAATAGTTTTTGGTTGTTTACCGAGCTTGTTTTCATATTTATCCACAGCCTCTATAACTATGTCAATAAACTGGTCAGCGGAAGTGAAATCAGGTACGTTTACGTGAGGTAATTCTAATGGAAATTTCTTACCATCTCGTGCAATAACTAATGTATCAGTTAAAGACTTTAAAAGCGTAGTTTTACCTACATTGGGTAAGGAAGACACAAGGAGTTTTATAGTGCTCATTTTTATTTTTCCTGTTAGTTAGTTTCTGGGTACTTACCGTCTTCACCGATACGTTGATCGTGATAAATGAAGCGTGCAAGGTTTGGTTGTTCAGTAGATAATTTTACACTATCAATAGAAAACTTTAGTTGATTTTCGATAAATTCAATATCATCACCTTGCAACTCTTCAGTCAGCACAGTGACTTCAGGAGGGTAAGATTTTAAAGCTTTACCTGTTTTCTCACTTACTCCTCCATCAATGTTACGATTAATGTACACCAGACGGATTCTGGTTACGTTATAGCCTTTTTCTTTAAGAATACGAGCATACGTAAGCAACTGGTACTTGTAGTGAGCTGGTATGCTCTTAGGCTTCGTCTTAGAGTTATAAGTCTTGTAATCAACAAGCCTTACATCTTCTTTATCCCCTTCAAGCCTATCAATTGTGCCTGCTACGTAGTAGCCTTTTTCAATTTCCCATGAATGCTGAGTTTCTACCTCAAACATCTCATGCTGGAGTACATAGTCATTAACCAGAGTTTCAGCCATCCCTAGGTACTGCTCACGTACTACAGCAGGATCGTATACCTCACTTAGCTCTATACTGTCTATGTACTCTTCAATGGCTTCCTTGTCCACTGGGCTGCCTTCAGCAACCATGTGAGCGCAGTAATGCACAATAGTCCCTATTACTGACGAAGTATTACCGTTAAAAGGATTTTCTTTTAACACCTCGTCTCGGTACCAATTCCAGGGTTTATCGATGAACTTACTAAACCCGCTAGGGCTTATTTTAAATTTACAATTTTCAGGTACCTTTGCGGGTACATAAGTTAAAGGGTTTGTCATTTTAAGTGTCCTCTCCAGTGTTTAAGTATGGTTCAAAATCAATGCCTAGATCTTCACAATGCTCTTCAAGCTCATTGTCAGTTAATCCGGATGCGTAGTCAAAGCTGTCACTGTAGCGATCAGCTAATAAACTTTTTAAATCAGCAGAGTCTATTGCGTGTTGTGCAATAACGTGCAGTAACTCATTTTGATATTTTTTCATAGCTCCTCCAATATGGTTTTTATTTTACCTACGGTTGCACCATTCGGTACCTTATGTAGGTCTGCAAAATTCAAACCTATTTCTCCTTCAGCTTCGTTATGTATAGTTTCGTTCTCTAAGTATGGAACACACATTAGTTCGATGAGGTTATCGTTTACCCATTTAATAATTTCTGGGTCTTTAAGGGTTTGTGCATAAACACTATCGTAGATAGTTGAAATGACTTGTACTTCTTCTTCAAGGTGTTCTTGTCTTAACCGATGATTAAATTCGTTAATCGCAATAAGCGTAAGAATACTCCAAAATTGTACTGTTGCATTATTCAGTGTTCGAATATGCTGGCCAGCATCACTTGTGTATAGCCTACAACCTAAGCCTAAGTGAATATAGCCTTGTCTACGAGCTGTAGGTAAAACATACTCTTCTCGGTATTTAGTAATACCCGGAAATAGCTCGTTGTGATAAACATTGAATATTCGTTCAGCTTCCTCTAAAGCACACTTTATCGACTGTGCAACTTTGGGAGGAAAGGCTCCGTAAGAAAGTCCGAAAGTAATTTTTTTAGATATTTGTCGTATTTTGCTGAAATCTCTTTTTACTTCATCAGTAATGCCTTTAATAAATTCTTTTTTTGTTACTTCTTTTTTCACCCTTCTGTCCAAAGGAAACTCTCTTGTGTACTTTAATTTACCTTCAACTTCTTCAACGTAAAATTTACCTTTGCTGGTATTTTCTGTTTCTCTTAAAAGTTTTGACAAGTGCTCTACACCTTTTAAGTTATAGAACAGCGTAGCTAAAGAATGCCCATCAACACCATCTGTAAATATAGCTAGTTTATTAGCATCACCAGACAGGTTAGCTATAACTCTATCTTCTAGGGCATTTAGATCTGCAGTGTAAATTACAAACCCTTCAGGAGCTGTAAAACACTTTTTAAGAGGTTTCGCGTAAATAGACCCAGTGCTGGGCATATTCAGCAAGTTTGGTTGGTTACTCGTATTACGAAAGCTCTTGGCACCAAATAGCTTGATGTTTCCGTGTAGAATTCCATCTACTGTAAAGGTATCAAATGCTTTAAGGAAATTAGATTTAATAATACTGCTATAAGAATAGTCAACCATAGTCTGAAGGACTTTCAGTAGCTCTTCGTCTACCTGTGTTTCTTGCAGTTCTTCAATTTGATCACGTCCCCATGAGGCTTCACCTGTGTCTTTACTAAACGCTAACGGCTCTATTTTAAGCATTTCAAATAGTTCTTTAACTTGTTTACTGCTGCCAGGATTAAATGGTTTAAGTTCAACAGGTAGCTCTGACTTTTCGTATCTTGGCTTATTCCACAGCTCAAGTTTGTACTCAGCTAAAGCCAGCATACCTTTAATGACATTATCATTATTAGTTAATCGTCTTCTATCGCAGATTGCTTCAACGAAAGGGTCATTTAGAAAAATGTTATAGCTTTTAAGGTTCTTTAGCACCCACTTATCCTTACAGTCTTTAACCTTTCCTATACGCTTTAGGTAGGTATTAACTACCCATGTGCGATGCACAACATCTTTTGTGTTATATGGCTTTAGATAATGTTCGACTTCCCTAACAGCCGCAGTACACTTCTCAGCATAAGCTCTTTGAGCAGCTGGAAGCCGTTCTAGTTGAAATTTTTGGATAATTGGACTTTTTTCAAGCCGTTCAGTGACATCTCTTAATACATCCTCAACAGTTTTACGTAGTTTTTCTACAGCAACTTTATCAATCTTTAAACCGATATCCATCATCTGAATCATGTCAGGAATAAAATGTTTAGCAAAGTTATTATAGAAATACTCTGGCTCTGTATTGCTTGGATCAAAATCACAAGGAAATGGTAAGGGTAGTCTTTGGCAAGGACGTAAATTACTCATAATCTACTCACTAGAGTTTTCCTTGTTACTTGGCAGGCTTAAGTAATGAGCACCACTAAAAGAGTGGTCATAATCATACCAAATCTGAATTCTTATACGATTAGGAGATCGACCAGTAAAGTTACTAAAGCTAACTAAACCAGGACACCACTTAATTAGAATTTCTTCAATAGTTTTTATATCCTCTATATTAGGCTCTCTAGCTATTCCTCTATAGCCATAATCTACACCTGGTATACCTTCTAGGTTCAGTTGAGGCTTCTTGCTCATCTCTAAAATGATTTCGCACTCCTCATCTGTTAACAAGTTTTTATTGCTCATTAGGTTCACCTCTATTATGTTCATTGTACTGTTGTTTTATATAAGCATCTAAGTCCAACGGTAGATACCCAAATTCATCTTGTATTACCCTAGAGCGTAATTCATTTTCAACACAACTACAGCTTTTGTTTATTGGTTCAAGACCGAGAATAAGCACCGCAGATGCACGTTATGTCCGTGTTAGGGTTAAAGCTCACTCATTTCAAGTTTTGCCCAACTAGAAGGATTATTATCTTTCATGTTTACTTTATGCAAAAAGTCTAAAATTGTTGTTTTACACTGTTGTACTGTAAATTCAGCAATCCATCGTTTCATACCTTCCATAGGGTCATAGATTACATAGTACTCAATATCTTTATTCGTAGGTTTACGGTTTTTTACAGCACCAGTGTTTTCATTCACAGTAAATGTACTTCCAACATAGTACTCTGGAAGAATTACGAAACCTTTGAATTTCATATCAGTTCTCCATGTACTTTTGAATATCGTTCCAAAGTTTAATAGTAGCTGCACCATCAATTGAGCAGTATGTTAAAAACTTAGGGTCTTTTAAACTATCTGGTTCGTATTCATTGTAAAGTGACCACATCGGATCATAGTCTGTACCCATTAGGTCTTTCAAACCTACTTTAGATTTCCACACGTCAGCGTTATTAGTTAAGCATTTAGCGAGTAAAGCAGTATCCTCATAACACTTAGGAAATACACCTACACGGTGGTACATTAGTTTTAAGTCAAACAGAGAATTATGAATCAGTAGTGTACCTTGATACTGTGCAATCCATTGCCATAGAAAAAGTTCAAGCCGAGGATTATCACAAACAATTACAATACTGGCATCTTCGCTTAACCCAAAAATAAAGTGGGTAACAGATACTAACGAAGGAAAGCTTAAACCTGTATTCGCAGCTACTTGCAAAGCTAAACTTTTATGGTCTACTGAAATACCCTCTTGTTTTAAGAATTTTTTAGCTTCTTTACGCTCAGTTTTAGAGTACAGAGGTCTAGTCTCAGTATCAAAACTAAGTATTTTAAACTTGTTTAATTTCTTCAGCATCTTTGCAATATGCCAACGATTAAATAAAGTTTCAAATTCAACTTTAATCACAGGCATTACTACTCTCCGAAGTATTGCCAGAGCACGGCATTACACAACGCATGGACTGTTCCGATTGTCATACCTGTAGTATGGTCATGGTGTAAGTGCTCTGGGTAATCAAAAAAGTTTTTAGGAAATATTCTTTTATTGACAGGTAGGCCTAGTACTTTTTTACTGGGTAGTGCTTTTAGCAGTTTTTTACAGTACCAACAGTAGCCTTGCTGTTGTTCTATATACCGTTCTCTTACAGCTCTTTTTTCATATACACCCAAATCATCATAGTTAACAGGCAGTTTAACCATTTTCTTATCTACTGTAGCGAACATAACAGTTACTCATTGTTAGTTTTGATAAATAATTGCTGTAAACTTTCAAAAAACTTATTTACTCGGCCTAAATCTTTTTCTGATACTTCAAAAGTATTAAATTTTACACCACAGCCATCACATTGTCTCCGTCTGCGTAACCCTTTAGGTGTCTTACGACTATCTATTACAACAGTATGACCACCACACTCTGAGCAGTTGGTTACAGTAGATATAATAATCATGGCAAGTGCTCCTACAGTAGAGGTTTCTGATTTTTGTCTAAGGGCCAAGAAAAGGTATGACCACAGCTATTACAAATTTTCTTATATGTTGAATACAAAAGAATTAGTTTATCAGAACCGCACTTAGGACAATTTTTAGTTGATACTCTTTTAATCATAAACTACCACCAGCGGTTTCTTCTAAGTCTATCTTGGTCATTTCAGCCTTTATGGTATCGACTTTGCGGTATAAGACCAATACTAGCTATTGCTCTTGCCCTTAGTTGGCCAAGGCGTTTACCACTATATGTATGTATGACAAAATACGGCTTATTACCCATAACTTTACGATAATTAGCTACTGCTTCTGTTAACTCACCTTCACGTAGCATCTAAACCAAACTCCCTGCGAACTGTTTGCATGTCCGTATAAATATGGTTTTTACAGACATTACTACCGTTTTCTTCTTTGCATTCTTCATAGCTTCTACGTTCATCCTTTTCCATGTAGTCTAATATCCTAATCAAAGCATCACGAGCTGGAGTTTCGGTATTAGTATTCATTATGGTTTACCTTTTTATTTAATTTGTGCAAGTTGAGGACTTACACTCCGACATTTGTTACACGCATTGTGTTTTCCCAAGAGTAACAATCAAGGTTACAGAATATATTCTTCTCCAGGGCGTTACAGCAAAGGAGGATTTTTAGTCTACGAAGCCACTAGTATTTTTTACTCTGCTTTATACTTACCACTCAAATGCAGGAAATAAATCCAGCACTTCAGCGTCTCTATCAAATTCAATTAACTGAAAGTCATTATTATTAGCAAATTGTATAATATTACGAATTTCAGTACCACCATCACCAATATCAAGGTCTAAGTGTGACTCTGTAAGTTTAATGAAAAATCCATACTCACGAGACATCACTTGTGAACTTCCACCCGACTGAAGCTCTAAAGCATTACGACACTTCTCAGTTAAGTGTGCAGTAGACAAAGCCATTGCTTTATAGGTTTCTAATTCATCAGGAATTGCCATAAGTTTACTCCAAAAGCCAATTAAGGCTGTTATCAAAAAATGTACCACCAATATTTTTATTGAGGTATGCGGGATCAAATACTGCGTCATGGTGAAATAGTAAAGCTGTCTCTAAGTACGTAGCAGATTTTTTGCTGCTGCATTGGTACAAAATTTCTTTACTCTTAATAACCATTTCTTCAGGACAGTCATGACTTCCTTCGTACTTTACGAAAGGATGATTTTGCATAACCCTACGATTTCGTTTTTTACCTTTTAGTGGAGGTTTTTTCCGAATAGACATTACACACTTTTGACCAATATACATGTGTCCAGTTTTATATGTAATTAAATACACGAAGTGAGTACAGCCTGGCAGTAAGTCCTCATGCTTTTTAACTGGTATACTTTTGTATGTCCACACTTAGTCTGCCCTCCGTGTAGCCTATTAGCCTCTCTAACACAATTACAAATTTCACTAAGTACTCTGTCGGTACTGTTTCGTCTCTTCGTAGGATTTCTAGCACTAGACTTGCGTATTTAATAGCTGTATCTAATTGTCCTTTCGACTCACAGCTACTGAAAACTTTATTTAGTTTATCAGGTAAAATACTAGGCATTACAGTCTCCGTAAAGCCGGTGTAACTAGTGTGCGTTCTAAACGTGCTTCATCGATGGGTGATATAAAGTAACTATTAATCTCATTAGCCAGGTTAACAATATAATCCTCATCAGCTCCGAGGTCAATTGCATACGCTAAAGCACGGTAAATTTTTGTAGACCTTTCACCTTTCTCAGCTTCAAACGCAAAGCCGAAAGTCTCTCTCGGATCGTCTAGCAGAACTTGCTTATTTTTAGTAGGCAATGAACGAGCAGGCTTGGGCTTATCCTTCATGCGAATTGAAGCGTTCTCAAGTAAGAATTTTGTTTTAACTGTTCTGCCTTCCATCTGACTCAATATATTACGGCCAGCAAAGGATAAGAATATCTGACTTTGAGGTAGCACATCAATTATTAAACCAAGTTCAAAAGCAATTTCTTCAATAAATGCTTTCCACATACGCTCATCAATATCAATTATACAATCAAGTTCTAAAATAACTCTGAATTTAAATTCATTGTCTGGATCACTTGTGCGAACAACGTAGTGGTTATACTCATTCAGTAAAGTGTGTGCTTCAACATCTGTCAACATTGATTTATCAATATCCAGTATTACAAATTTAGTACCACCAATTAAAGTTTCTTTAGAGTGGTGACCATCTTTAAAAGCGAATGAACAGTAGATTGCATTCTCACCAAGCAAAATTTCAAGCTCTTTAAAGTCTGTCTCGTAAAACTCATAACCTTCACTTGCGTTACGCACCATATAGTCTTTTAATTTAACACCACTAGTTTCTGTACTTTCAAATATTTTGTATGAAACACCAACGGTATCAGTCTTAACAAGTTCACGGTATTGAATACCTCCCTCGTATTCAGTGTAAGAACCATTTTCATCGTAGCTATTCGCAAGTGTTGTCATCTCTTCAACTTTACTGCGTGAAGCACCGTTGCCTGTAATGTAAGATAATTTACGAAGTTCATGCAATGACAAAAAGAACTCACCATTTTTTGCTTCATGCTTACACATGTCTGATAATTGCTCATAAGGTTCCTTGACGAGTTCTTTTTCAAATTTAGTCATATCAGGCGAAAGAAACTCTACTGTGTTAATTGCATAAGCATAAGTTTTTTCTGTGATTTCACTATCATTGTTTAAAATAGCGTAAGTACCCGCTAACTTTAACGCAAGCCACTGTTTGTGCTTACGACTAAGTTTAGAGATAGGGTATTTACCTGATTCTTCATCTGAAATGATGGAATTATATTCTAAGTACACATCAAACAGCTTATTAGCGGCATCTGAGATAGTTAACGGTGTTTGGCTTGTCTTTTCCACTAAACCAGCGGTTAAAGCATTCAGCTTAACCTGAGCACTAAGCACACGCTTACGCTCTGCTTCTCGCATTAAGTGAAGTTCATCAATAACTGATATTTCTAGTTTAGGTGGTACTTCAGGTGTAAATGTGAAGATACTGCGTCTAGCCAATTGCGTGTTAAACACTAAGCGAAATTTACTTTTAATATCGTTGTTGTATAAAATTGCTTCTTGTGAACCGAAGAATAGTGCGTTAACCGGTAAGCTCTTTACAGCTCCTGTTTGGTTTTCAACCGCTTTTACAATTTTAGGAGGAATATTACCTAAGTCATAAGCTACTGCTAATATTTTAATAATATCAACGATAGAACCGTTAGTCTGTAATTCAGAACCAATCTCTGAGCTAAGTACCGAACCCGCACCTATTGGATTATAAGATATATCTGCAAAATGCTGCATTAAACCTTCAACTGTGCCAAGGCCAGCTTGCAACGGTTTAGGTGCAACATAGTACTTTTGCCAATCAGTTGCGTCTTCACCTTCTAACCGGGCTAAGTCTTCAGCCTTGGTACGTGCGTATTCCTTACGAGTATCCTCAAGCTGCTCATACGCCTGTGACAATGATTTACGTAAAGCGTTAAGGGCTTTGTCTTTAGACGTTCCAGATGCGCTTAGAGCGAAAACTATGGCGTTTGTAGGTACCAATGTACTATCGTAAAGTTCAATAGGTTTACGTAGGTGAGAAGAAAAAGTAATTAACTCAGATAGCGTTATTGCTAACTTTAGTCTGAAAGGTACTTCACCAGATATAGTATTAATGCCGTTTTCAATAATTGATGGGTATGGGCCAAGGTTATTTGTACGGTCTTTTATGTACTTCTCAAGAATATTTTTAGTACCCATTATGCACCTACTGTCTTAACAATATTTTCAAAGAATTCAATTTCGTTGAACTCGTTACCGATATTCATTGCGCTTTCAAGTTCTATCGGATGACCATAACCACCTCTGAGGTTTTTACCGTAAGTTTCTTCTAATACAGCAAAGAAAAACTTACGCAATAACCGATCATTAACAACACTTGACATTGTAGCTACTGATTTAGTCTCTTTATGAGAAAATAGAGGAATTGACGCAAAGTAGTTTTCTTTACCCGTATAAGATGCCTTGATAATCGGAAGAATTAAAACAACCTTAATGAAAATATGCTGACGTTCTAGTTCTTCAACTGTAGCTAAAAGTTTTGCTACGTTAGCACGAACACTTTTATTCGTAACATCGTAAGGGTAGCTTACACTAATGTAAAGTTCGTAGAAAAAATCAATGTACTGAACAGAAGGTGTAATTACACAGTCGGGTTCACCATTAGCATACTTACCGACATCAACACCTACTTGAGTACCATCAGTGGTGTAACGGAAATTTTCATACACTTCTTCTGTAAGTAAACCACGCTTATGTAAATTTGAACGTACTAAATTACGAATATTTGCTTGTTCTGCTTCAGGAAAATCCGTTTCTCGTCTTAAAAGCATACTTAAAGCTTTTTTGTAAGAAATATCACATTTGTCATCGTCACGTTGGGTAAGCTTAGACACTTCATTTTTAAAGTGTTCTAAATTACGAAACATCATGTAATCACGTTTCCCTATCTCAAAGTCCCAGGCTTTAGGGAATACACCAGGAAAAGGAAGGTCTAAATTAAAATCTGCTATGCTCATAAGTTTCTCCAGTTTAGCATTTGTTTAATAAGGTATAGCTGTATCATAGTCTGCTTCAGCAGTTATTAGAGTAAATAACTCATCGACTGTTTCGCAGTCTTCTTGCAACGTGTACTTAGGCACACTTTCAATAGCTGTTAAGTAATTCCCGTAGTTACGGGTTGACTTACCAAGTAACCGAAAAATAAAGTTTTCTAGTAGTCCTAAGTCTTTACGTTTTTGGTAACGCAGAGTATCACGCATTGAAAGCACAGTAGATGAGTTTTCATTTGCAAGTATTTTTCTAGCTATTGTAATGTGCCTAAAGACATCTGTATCCACTAAGGATTTTTCTAGCTCCTCATCTCGATTCATATCCACTATATCGAATCGATCCAGTGTAGCAGCATCTAACTTATTACGTCCAACATAGTTATCATGCTGATCATGAGGATTAGCTGTTGCAACTAAGCGAAAATCTTTATGGAGATAAACAATTTTATCAGGAAACGTCAAGTAGCCATTTTCAATTGTATTGAGAGTCAATAACACATTCGAATCACCAGCATCTATTTCGTCAATATTAAATACACCACCAAACTCAGCAGCTTGGCGTAAGTGCGTAGAGATGTATGTTCCATTTACACTTACAAATCCAAGTAGGTGTGAAAGCGTAGTTTGTCGTGTCA